TATAAATCGAATGATGGTTGTGAGAACATGCAAAACACTGGATTTATGGATGATCAACAGACTACGGTCACAACGATTAATTCTAACCCAGATGCTTCTTTTGCACGTGCTGACGCCCATCTCTCGAGTTTGAGTGATTTCCTTTCCCGTCCGATCAAGATACAGGAGTTTTCATGGTTAGTGAACACTAGCCTGACTCAAACTTTCAGCCCCTGGTCGGACTACTTCAGCAATGCAGCAGTACAGAAGAAAATTGACAATTTTTATCTGCTTCGTTGCAAACTCAATGTTATGTTCAAAATGAACGCTTCTCCCTTTCTTTATGGATCTGCGTTGGCTGCTTACGCGCCATACGATACCCATAGTACTGTGGAGATGCCGACAGTGAACAAACTCACTACCCTCTCTCAGAGGCCTAGTGCTTACATTGATGTTGGTACAAACATCACTGAGTGCATGTGTTTGCCTTTCTTTTGCAAGCAAAGTAATCTCAGGATTCCGGAGACCACTGACTTCTCTGAGATGGGAACTATGACTTTAGATTCTTTTGTGGATCTTAAATCTGCTAATGGAGGAACAGGCAACATTACGATTTCCGTATATGCCTGGGCCTCTGAAGTGGAGATGTCTATCCCAACTACAGGTTCGTCTTTTACTCCGCAAGGTGCTATCGATGAGCACGAAGATGATGGTGTAGTATCAAAACCCGCATCAGCAATATCTGCAGCCGCAGGGAAACTTACCAAGATTCCGGCGATTGCTCCTTTTGCGCGGGCAGCCCAAATTGGTGCGTCAGCAATAGCTGACGTTGCCAGACTGTTCGGTTTCTCGAGACCTGTCAATCTCAAGGAGCCTAACTTCATGCGCCCTTACAATTTTGGGAATTTGGCCTCCACCGACATGGGGGAACCAATTTTCAAATTGACTGTGGACAGTAAACAGGGTCTTTCCATAGATCCGCGCACAGTAGGACTAGATGACGTTGACGAAATGTCTATCAAGTATATTGCTCAGCGCGAATCTTATGTGAATAGTTTCTCCTGGTTACTCACTGATGCCCCTGACGCGTATATCCTAAGTACGGCGGTCAATCCTATGATTCAGAATAGTGAAGCTTGGACTGGTCCACCCGCATCTACGATTTACGTGCCTACGGCACTTTCGTTCGCAACGCGTCCATTCTCGGCTTGGACTGGAACTCTCAAATTCCGATTTCGAATTGTCGCCTCTCAGTACCATAGAGGGCGACTTCGTGTGGTCTATGATCCTCACCGCTACCAAGGTGTGGACACTGGCTTTGCTGAAGACATTAGTAATATTGTCTTTAACAAGGTTGTTGACATTGCCACCACGCGCGATTTCACGATTGAAGTTCCTTGGTCTCAGCCATGGGCGTACAATGATGTCGAGACAACTGACAATTCTGCCATGTATAACGCTGGTGGAGCCACAGCAATTCCTTTGCGTGGCACTACCAGCACCAACAATGGTTGGTTGGGTATCCAGGTTCTGAATGAGCTTATTGGACCCTCCAACTCTGGTGACGTGTCAGTGTTGATGTATGTTTCGGCGGGTGACGATTACAAGGTGCGCAATCCCACTTTTGAAGGAATGGCTATAACTGAAGCTAACACCTTGTCATACTATAAACCACAAGGAGCCCTCGACGATGAGGTTTCGGGTGGGACTGATGGTATTGACACCGAGGTGATAATGGTGAATCCATCGACTTCCAAGGGTTCAAATTACCTAGATCAGGTCTTTTATGGAGAATCGATAGACTCTTTTAGATCTATGGTAAAACGGTACACTTGGTATTATTCGGTGGCGAAAACATTCACTGCGAGCTCTACAGTCGGTAGAGTGTTTTCTTTAGTTCTTCCACTGTTCCCTAGGTGCTACGGTTTTGGTCCCAGTGTAGATGTCTTTTCCGCAAAAGAAGTGATCCTCACAGGCCAACACATGCTGGGTTACTTACGTCCAGCATATGTTGGCTGGAGAGGTGGCATGCGTTATAAGTATTCTATTTCTGGAGTCGGCACTGTAGCTCAGGTGGGCTTAGCCCGCGGCGTGGACCAGGCGATTGGTACCACGTACACGGCAGACATGACTAACACTAGCACTGTCACGTCTAGCCTTCAGTACTTACGCTTCTTCAATTCGACGGCTCTTGGAGGTATGGTGTTATCTAACACCAGCACCATGCCAGTAGTTGAAGCTGAATTCCCCTATCAAACGTTCTGGCGGTTTTCATTTTGTCAAAATTTGGATGCTGCTAAGCTCGGAGATAGTGAGGATGGTACTGATACTATGGGTGTGAAGTTCTTCATGCGTAACGATAGCACGGCAAGTTCTTCTAACCCTATTGTAAACGACCTGTACGTTGCAGCTGGAGATGATTTTAATTTCTTCTTCTTCCTCAACGCACCCTGTTATTTCAGGTATTTGATTTCTTAGGTCATTCAAGTTTCTCACCACGGAGGCAGTGGTGTTGTTTTTCTTTCTTAGCACAAAAAACAATTAGGATGAGTTTTCCCTTCGTCCTAATGACTTCGGTCAGCCTACTCGATATATGATTGAGATGAATTTTTCCCTAGAAAAGGTTTTTCATTCTCTGCTTAATTTTAA